TTAAATTGCAATCAGGTCTTTCCAGGTATTGGTTCCACAAATGCCATCTACTTCCAGGACGCCTTTACGGCTCTCCTGATACTTGGTAAGTGCATGGATTGTATTTGTACCAGCATCGCGGTCAAGCTTTAAGTCTTTTCCGTCCTTGCCCTTAAATCCTCTGGCTTTTAAAATCTCCTGTAAAAGTAATACGGATAAACCGTTGTCTCCTTTTTTTACTGTTTTAGGCTCAAACATATAATTCCCTCCTGTTGATGTGGTTGGTTTATTGATTGGTTTCTCGAACGCCGCGCCCATATATGCTGCGGTCTTGCGTTTAAATTCTGGCCAGAGTCCCTCGTCCTGGATCCGGCGCGGGCAATGTTTCCGGGACGCATCATAATGGCGTTTCAGCCGATCTGTGCCCCATCCATACTGTTTTAAAAGAGATGCTGCGAGCTGCTCTGCCTTATCTACCGCTTTGTAGTAATCACTCTCCGGATTGACACAGATTTCAATGTTGATGGAATTGCGGTTGGTAATACCATACTTTCCTTTCCCGTCTCCCACTGCATAGGCGCCGTCCTTGTGATCCAGTGTCTGGTAGATACTTCCGGAATCCACATAATAATGTACTGTTCCAGCAAGATTGCCGTTTTTCATGGCTGTCGCGTGAGCCTTGGCTCCTGCTCCCTTAGACCAGTTGTCTGTCTCGTGGATCACAACATAAGTCGGCTTATTCTGTCCGACATAGCAACGTTTTTTCGTAAGCATTTTGATAATCTTCATGGTTTCCTCTCTTTCCCCTGTTTCCAGGATGTTTGATAAAATATTCAGGATTTTTGTTCCATATCCTTTTCCTGACGCCCATCCAGCGCCGGAAGGATTCTCCTGGATTCCCAGCCATTCTACATAAGGCGCGCAGCCACGTTTTACATAAGTGAACCTGGGATCGATGCAGCGCTGTTCCAGGGCGTCGTCACAGGCATAGGCTTTCAGGTGCTGTATCTGTGCCCGGATGCCCTCTTTTGGAGTTTTAAAAGAGTTTCCCTTGACTCCGGTTCTTGTAACGCCCATGCCGCAAAAGTTATTCTGATCCAGTGTGACCGCGGATCCAGAAAAGGTAAGATTGCCAGTCTCCAAACAGCTCTGAGCAAAGGCAATGTCTCCACGGACACCCTCAAGTGCTCCCTCTGTGATATACAGTGGTATCATAGCAAGGACACTCTCCGGCGCTTTTGGATTTACTTTTTTGATGTAAGCTCGCATCTGCTCCACAGATGCCTGAGCCTGTCCCATTATCTTTGTCGACATATCAGTTATTCTCCTCTTCATATATGATTTCTAATCCATATGTGACCGCTGCTTCATGTTCGAGCCTGCACCCTCTGGCATTCTCCCAGCCCTTACAAAAGTACGCAGCATGGCACAAGGACATATTTTCAAGGGATTTTGCCAGGAAGCAAAGCGGAATCTGCACAACTCCACGTTCTTTCATTTTCTCCTGACTATACCATTCATCTGTAAACAGAGTGTTCACAATCTTGTACCCTTTATCTTCAAGAGCTTTTATAGCTTTTTCTCTGGTTTTAATAATCTCTTCTTCTGTTTTTCCTGCCATTGGCTGACTTAACATCGCCTTCATGTTCTTTTCCTCCTATTTAAAAAGAGGACGATTACTCGCCCTCCGAATCCTTATACTTTGTCCTGTCCCAGATCTCTTTGATCTTTTCCCATCCGCCAGTTGATACTAAATAAACAATAAAAGCAGCCATAAAAGAGGCAAACACATAATACCAAGTGATTGTGATCTTAAAATATGTACACAGTACAACCAGAGCCACTGGGCACAGGACCATAGATGTAATCAGTGCCACTGCACTTGTTGGAATCTTCGCCAGAAATGGCATTTCCTTGATTACCTGTACCACAATAGACACCATAAAAGCCAGCACTCCTAAAAGCGCCATACCAAAAGTTACATACTGCATTACTGTGTTAATATCCATAAATTAATCCTCTCTTTCTTTCAGTTCTTCCGGCATTACCAGAAGTTTATGATACAGTTCTGTTGCTACATCATTCCCTCCGAGGTTATGATAAGCATTATAAATCCTTTTGATGGATTCTTTTGCATAAATCGGACAATACTCCCGGTCTGTATACTTATTAAAATTGTACACCAGGTTCTCTCTAAGTAAGGACTGTACTCCCGCTGCTATAGCATTGCTTTCCTTCTTCTGAATTCTCAGTCTGCGAATTATATCCCCGAGGATTACTCCCAAGATTGCAAAGAGCCAGGCTACCCAGTTCTCCTGTATGTATGTTATAATTTCCGCCACATCTTTCTCCTTTCTTTTGCGCCGGCGCAAATTTAAGTAAAATAAAAAGACCCCTACGGTCTGTCTCTGATTTCCATATTTCTCTCCTCCTTATGCCTTTATCCCGATTCCTTTTTCTTTTAACATCTCATCCTGCAACGCATACGCCTTATCCATAAATGCAGCATAATCCTGTAAGCACTGGGTGCGGTTCTTTTTGTAAAGGTCTTTGTCGATCTGCCAGTTGCTGATACTGATATTTTCCGGATTCTCACTGTCAATCTCTGCGGAGTATCCTTCTACTGCCGTTGCTTCAATCAGGGATTCCCCTGTAAGTTTGATATTTTTCTTTACTTTTAACATATATTTCCTCCTTTTTGCAGGCGGAAGTTACCCCTCCGCCTGAAGCTTTTTAATCTGTTCTGCCTGTATCGCAAGCTGGTTAAATGCTTGCTGTAATTGATACTGCAAGGACGATACCTGCGCCCTCAAAGATATGGTATCTCCTTCCTGCTGACATCTGACTTTTTTTATCTGTTCCTGCAAGTCTTCCGCCTTACTGCTTAATTCCTGTACACCTTTTATTACATACGGCATCAGCTCCAGGGTTTTGATTCCCAAAATTCCTGCATCGTTAGCTTCCACCAGCTCCGGAAAGACACTCTGCATATTTTGTGCTGTAAACCCTGCTTTTACCTGTTCCCCCGTTTCTTTCCATGCGTAAGATACGATTCCCAAACGACTTAACTCTGGAAGGACAGACCTGGTAAAAGGTAAAATATTTGTTTTTAAACGCTCATCTGAGGAGTTGATGATGGACTTATGGTTCATATCCAAGTTTACCCACGCTCTCAGACTGTTTTTATAAATATATAAACCAGGAGTATTCTGGCACGACAGCAGCAAACCACTATTACTGGCATTAATCCGTGTTACTCTCGCAGTAGCAGAATTGCTGTTCTGTCCATGTTCATCAAATCCAATACTTGCCTCTATGCTGTCTTTATTTCTGTAAAACCAGATTTCTCCGTTTCGGAGTTCCACAGTAGTTGATGCAGACCAACCATCATTTCCTGTACACGTTACCGTTCCTTCCTGTATGGTTGTCCTGTAGTTTGTATTTTTCTTGTCTCTGGATATGATACTTCCGTCATATCTCATTTCCAAAACATTTACCCAATTCTCATTTACCTTTGTCTGTGCCACAAAGGCATTTGTCTTATTAAAATCATAAGAACCAAAATACGCCGCATACGTACCGCTGGAATCCACACTGTACAATCTGGTGGAGTTGATCTGGAATCCTCCGATTTCTCCTTTCGAGCCCTGTAAAGTAACGCCTCGTATTGTACCCGTGGCTGTAATGTCCTGGGCGAATAAATCTTTTACATTTATCTTTGCTGCAGTCACTGCCTGCGCTGCCAGTTTATCCGTTGTGATCGAGCCAGAGGCAATTTTTGACGCTGTGATCGCACCATCTACAATCAGGTTTCCTTTGTTACGCTTGTGTAGAGATATATTTTTTGCATATATCTGTATTTTGGTATCGCTTACATCATTGATACCGACTGCATAAAACCCATGCTGCCGTATACTTCCAAGCTTAATAGTTCCAGAAAAGGTTTTATCGGAAGTGGTGATTTGCACGTTTGTACCCTGGTGCATTCCCCGGAAGGTTGCAACCCCATTCGTAATGTCATAAAACCATACGGCAATATAGCAATATCCTACGGCTGCTCCATGAGCCGTAAACTCATAATAAAGCTCGTCCCCATCACAAAAAGAATTGGGCTTATAGGAGGATAAAGCCAGATACTGCACGGAAGCGTTCTTTTTGGCGATATACCCTCCTGTAAACAGCGTTTCCGAGCCTACAGAGAACGGGTGCGTTCCTGCCGGTATCGCAGATTGCGGTAGGGATTCGTTGACGTCAACGAGATTTGTAAAATCCCCTAAAGCAATCTGTGCGGCTGTTATGGTGTTGGTACGGATAAATCCGCCGTTTATGGTAGTGGTCGCAGATACTGCTCCTCCTGTCCAGGCTTTTACCATAGTGAGGAGATTTATCATGTTCCCGCCGTTTGTGTTTGTCCAGTTATATCCTTTATCCCAGTTTGCCTTATTGACGTTTACTGTGGATGTAACTGCATCTGCTGTGGATTTTGCTGTGTTGGCGGTACTCTGAGCTGCATTTGCCGCAGACTGGGCAGTTGCCGCATTGTTTTTGGCAGTGTTTGCCGTACTCTGAGCGGTGTTGATTTTACTCTGTGTATCACTGTTCAATCCCGAAAATGTTACAAGCCCCTTAAGATTAATGGCATTTGCCACAAGGGTCGCTGTCCGGTCTGTCAGCTCAAAATTTGTGGCTGAAGTTCCGGATTTGACAAGCCAGAGAAATTTATTGCTTGTCTGGTTTGCGAGAGTCTCTACACTGGCAATATATTTTTCGTTTTCTTTCACACCGTTTTCCACGGTTTCCACATATTTTGAGGTGGCATAGTAATCCCCTACTGTGGAGAGGATCCCGTCCTTTGTGATCTTCTGGCTTGCCTCCTGCTTCCAGGATTCTAAAGAGGTCACTTTTCCAGATACCGAGGATACCTCTGTTTTGGTTGCGTAGGTTCTTGACACGGTACTGGTAATGCTGTCTTTTGCCGCGGTAATGGCAGCGTTCATTTGCACAGTAGTGGAGTAATTTATAAATTTCCCGTCCACTTCCGCGATGTCTTCTTCTATATCTTCCACTGCCGGGCTCCAATCGGAGACTTTGTTGGCTTTTTCCAGCTGCACATCATCCCACCAGATCGTGCCTGTAAAATCACGGGCAAAAATAGATATGCGCATACTTGTAATACCGGCTACATTTGGAATCTGGAAAGTCAGAACCTTCCGCTCCCAGTCGTCCGTCAAAGGCATATCTCCGGATAAGATTGCTTCCTGAGCCTTCCATTCATCATCTGTACCATAAAAAGAAGCATAAATAGAAACGAAATAGTTTGTCGTCCCTTTTACTATGTTGGCACCCTTCGCCCATCCAGACAGCGTATAACATTCTCCTGTTTTTACCGAAAAAACCGTACTATGAGTAATTGTGGAATCGGTTCTCAATTTCCCAACTTGCTTTAAACAGTTCTCTCCATTTCTCCCTTCCCGTACAACTGCGGCATACTCGGAGCGGGCAACCCAATATTTCAGCCCCTCATTAAATGTAGAGTTACGAAGCAAATTTCTTCCGCCAAACTGTATATTGTTTACAGCCTCTTCAATATCCGTCTGTTCCACTTTCAGGGCGATCTGTCCCTTCATGACGCTGATGGATGATTCCGCTGCATTTAAGCGGCTCTTTGCTGTGGCAATTTCCCCGTTTACAGTAGTCTTATAAGATTCATACTCCTGCGTAGATACCTTCAATTTGATTGCATTCTCATTGGCGGTAATGCGTGCGGCGTGGTCGGTAAGGGTTTCCCCATGTTCTGTGGTAAGCTGTCTCTGCTCAGTAAGCTCCACATTCAGGGTCTTGTTCCCTACCTGCACCACCGTTCCGGAGATGGACACTCCCTGCTCTGTAAGGGCGGTGTTAAAGCTTTTTAAATCCAGCTTTAGCGCATTGATAGCCGCATCGTCCGCCACCATCTTATCCCGGATAATCTTCCGCTGTATGGTGCTTTCTGTGGCTCCCAGGGCATCCCATATAAGTTTCCCTGCCTTATCCCACACGGACAGGCTGTATTCCCCGGATGCGTCCTTCCCAATCTGTACCCGGACTCTCTGGAGGTCTTTTATCTGTATGGTGTTGTCTGAGATTCTCAAATGCCCGTCTGAGCCCGCCACGGTAATAATAGCGGTATCAATAGTTCCGGCGGTAAGCTTATTGGCAGACACCCTGGAAATCTGGGCGTCTCCGATGCTTCCTTCCAAAAGCCAGCCTTTTGCCGCCACCAGTTCCTCTGTGGTAGTCTTCTCAAAAGCGGCAAATTTTCCGGAGAGGCTGGTAATCTGTGCATTGGTGGCATTTAAGTTCCCTATGGTGGCATATCCGGCGAGAAGCGTTTTTACTTCTGCGTCCGTGATGTACGCCTTTTCGATTTTTGCCACCCTTGCCGTCAGCTCCGTTACATCCAACTGCTCAATCTCTGCTTTCAAAGCGTTTAAGTTGTCTATGGTGGCATAGGTAATCTTTGCCGTATCCACATCCAGCTTATTAATCATGGCGTGGTCGATCAGCACAAGCTGCGCATAAAGCCGGTCCATGTTCTGGGTGTTCGGTCCGGTAAAGCCGGTACTCTGCTCGGCTTCCGTTTTTCCCACTGCCTCCACTTCCGTGGAGAGCCCTCCGTCATACTCCTGGGTAAGCTTCATAGCAGGGACTTTATAGGAGTTTCCGTTTCTGTCCTCTACAGTAAGGACGTCCCACGGGTCTATGCGCGGGTCTCCCAAAAAGTGGAAGCTCCCCGGCATATATGTGTAATTCCTAAGCTTTCCCCAGATGTTATCCAGGGCGGTCTGGTCCATGAATGGGTTGGAGAAATAAATCCCGCTCACACCGTCCCCCACATGGATGGAAATGTCTTCCCCTTTCTTGTTTTTCCCGGTGTAGCAGGTAATTTTGCCTAATACAAACGGCAGGTCATTATGGGTAAAGCTGTCCCAGTAACGTCCTGCCGTAACGGTATAATCATTGTCCTCGTAAGATTTGATTTCGATTTTTCCGGCACGGTTGCAGATGGCAAACCCTCCGTAAAGCTGCGCCACATAAGAGAGCACTTCCCTGCAGGTATACCCCACTGGTTTTTTTATGGGTATGGCTGTGAGCCCCTCTGTCACAACCTCTACGCCTGCAATCGTCCCAACGCCTTTTAACACTGCAACGGTATTTGTGCTGTCCGGAAGCTCCAGAAAACAGGCACGTTCCATTTTTACCATGCGGTCGTAAGCGGTAATGGAAAGGCGTTCCTCATCTCCTTTTGGTTTTTCCGCCGTAAAATACCCCATCGGGATATATTCCCCATTTAAGCCTAATTCAAGTAAAAATTCATACCCCTCAAAACGTGTCCCTGTCTTTTCGATTTCCAGTTCCACATATCTGGAAACAGCGGATCCAAGGGAAAAATCATCTTCCGAGCTAGAGCCGCCATTTATCCTTATACTCAATATGCCTTCGGTTATGGTCTTTCCTTCCAGAGTAATCCGTGCCTGGAAGGTTCGGGAATCCTGCTGTATCCAGTTCCCAAAGGCTTCTGATGACTGATACATCAGGCATTACCTCCCTTTATTTCTTTTTGTCTGACAGGATAGGAAGGAGATTTAAAATCTGGTTGGGGCTTGGCGCCATTTTCTTTATATCCCCCATTGTAAACAGGATAAGGGAAACCTCCCCCTCCGCGTCCATAAGACGGTTGTACTCCTCATAATATTTCTTCCGGTCTGTGAGTTCCACCACACCGTTCGCATCTGCTGCCAGCTTCCCGTTCTCATCCTTCTTCCCGTATTTTTCCAGGAGCTTTTCTTTTTCATTCAAGACAGGTTCTGTCATTTTCGACAGCTCATAATTGTTACGAGCAATGTTTACACCCAGCACCGGATCAATATCCCCTCTGTTCCCAATTTCAATCAAAGTCGTGTGCATGTTAATCATCTGCTTGTTTGTCAGTTTCATTTTGTTTTCCTCCTATTTTTGAATCATGTTTACAGATGCGCTGCGGTAATAAAATATTCCATCGCCGATATATCCCAGCACATCTTTGCTTAAAGTCCCCCGGTAAGAGGATATTGTCATATCAATGCCATCGTCCCGGAAGGAAATGGGAAAGAAGCCGGCTATCATCACTTTTTTAATGAGAGCCAGTTCCGTTTCTGTAAGAATCCCCCAGGTTATGCTGACGTTCTTTTTCTGGGCTATGACATCCCCAATCATAGTCCCGGATGCAGACCGCCCTGTATTAGAAGACCATATGATCTCATCGTCAATTTTCATTTGTGTAGGAGCCGGAAGCGTAATGCTTCCAGACCACAATATTTTCTTTTCCACCTTACGCCTCCTTAAAATTTAATCTCACATTTTCCTGTGCTTTTTGTAACTGCATTAGTTTTCTCAATGAAATACTTACGCAGCGCCTCTTCATCGATTGTGACCGGCTTTATTTTCAACAGAAGTTCTAATATCTGTTTCAATATTGCCAGTACCTCCGGCGGGAATCCGTTTCCTGCTGCCCGCACCGCTTCCATTGCCATTTCCCTGAGCTTATCCTCTGGCGCTACCACTTCTCCCTGGTGGCGGTTATCTCCAATCATGGCAAGCTGAGGGGCGTTCTTTTTCACATAGCCGCCCTGGGCGAGATGTGAAATTGTTGACACGCTCGGAAGAGATAATCCGTAATGCCCCTGATACCGTGTTTCCGTAAAAGGATTTTTGAAATCATAATTAAACGAAAAAGCATTCTCTATTGCAGACAATCCTGCATTGAGTTTCCCGATTAAATTGTTAATAATATCAATCACGCAGTTTAACGGTGTCTTTGCCAGTGTAATTAAGTTATCAAAAATACCTCCAAAAATATTTTTAACGCCTTCCCATGCACGCTTCCAGTCCGAAGTAAACACACCTTTTACAAAGTCTACAATTCCACCGAATACGTCTTTGATATTCTTCCATATTCGTTTTACGGAACTCAAAAAGGTATTTAATACTTCGCCCAGAACACCAAAGCTCTTAGACCAGTCTGTTTCGAAAATATTTTTTATGTAATTTGAAAAAGGTGTAAAAACATACTTTTTCACGAAAGAAAAAACAGAGTCCGCAATCTTTTTAAAGCCTTCCAGAATCTGTCCTATCCCTTGCCAGCATAAGTCAAAATCGCCCTTGAATACTCCTGTGCAAAAATCCAGGAATCCTCCAAGTATATCTGTAATTCCGCTTACCACATCTCCGGCTACGGAAAGTAAATCAAGGAATAAGTCTCCTATTCCCATCAGAATCGGTCCCAAAACCGGCATAATTGTATTGACAATCCACTCTATAAACGGCACCAGCGCAGTTTCCCATAATGCTTTGAGATTTTCAAATATTTTTCCCAGCAGTTCTATGATTCCATTTAGCGCCGGCTGTATATGTTCTCTCCACACACTTCCGAACTTCTCAGCAAGATAATCCAGAACTGGAGCAATATAAGTATTGTATCCATCTAAAATAATGCCAAGAAGATGCGAAATCCCTTCTGAAACAGAATCAAAAAATGGCTTGATACTGGTATCATAAACTTCAAATACTTTCTGGAATGTTTGTTGCACAGAAGAATATATCGTATCCAGAACAATTCGTATGGGTTCCAGTGTATTTTCAAAAGCTGTTTTTATTTTCTGTACATTATCTGTTACAGGAAATACAACCAGTTCCGAAATATCACGTACAAACCTCAGCCCTAAGTCTACAGCTCCCAGAAAGCCGTCCGAAAAAATCCCTATAATGTTTGCTGTAATTCCTTTTGCATCGCTTCCGGAAAATACGTCAAAAATTTCAGCCAGAGCGACAGATAAATCGCCCGCCAACGCCTGTATTTCTGATGTAACATCGAATAGTGAGATTATCCGCCTTTTAATCCAGTTCTTATTTTTCGACAGGTATTTATCAATACCACCTATCAGATTATCCGCTATCGTCAATCCGATACGTGCCGCCGAACCTGTAATTTTTCCAAAGGCAAGAACAAAGGAATCTGCCCATTTATCCGCTGCATTTGCTACATAAGAATCCGTAGCTATTTCCTTTAAGGTCTTTTTTATGTTCTTTAATCCCTTATTAATGGACTTTATCTTCTTTTCCGAATCTCCAAGTCCAATACGAAAACCATTCTTGAATATTTCTGCCAGTTCCTTGCAATGCTTAATTAAAGCAGATATTTTTTCATCGGTTTGATCTATGACTGTCTCGCCCTGTGCCAGACTGCCAAAATCTACCGCACTTCCTCCGATCCCGGAACCACCGCCTGTTGAGGGAGGAGAAGAATTTCCGGAATCCTCAGAAGACGTATCGTCCAGACGGTTAATCTGGTCGAAGCCCATAAGCGCCCGCATTTCCTTTGCCGCTTTTTTTGCGGCATTTCCAACACCTTTGGTCGCTTTACTCAAACTGTTGGCGGCAGAGGCAGAATTATTCAGACTTTCACTGGCAGTCGAAGCCGCTCCTCCCAGTTCTGCTACCGGTGCCGCTGTTTTTCCGGATTGTGATTTCTTTCCGGTAATCAGCTCTGTAAAAGCTTTAAAGGCATTTGCCAGTGTGGAGAGCTTACCGAGTACCGTATTTATCACTTTAATTACGGGTGTAAACAGATTGATAAGTCCCTGTCCCAGTGTTGCTTTCAGGGAATCCATTTGCAGCTTCATGATACGCACCTGGTTTTCCCACGAATCCGAGGTGCGCGCAAAGTCTCTGGTGGCTGCCGTCAGTTGGTTCTGGACAAAAGCATATCTGAGAGCAACCTTTTCCGCTTCTGACATCTGCTGGGTGGTTTTCCCAAAACCATTTGCCATCGCATAGGCGTCCAGCGCCGTCTGGGTCATGACAATACCGATGTCTTTTAATACCTCTGTTTCCCCAGAAAACACCGCTTTTAATTTGGTATATGCCTCATCTGGAGCCATATTATAAAAAGATGCAACATCTCCCGCCAATCCAGCCAATGTAGTTCCCATATCATAAGCAGCCTGTTCCGAAAAACCAAACTGTCTTGCCATAGTGCCAAACATAGACGTAAACTTCTTTGCCATCGTTTCTGACAATCCGAAGCTTTGTGCTGCTGACTTTGCAAATTCATCGACCTTTGCAGTCATATGAGGAAATGTCACATCTACTACGTTCTGGACTTCGCTCAAGTCAGAGCCAAGTTCCAGACAGGATTTCCCAAAATCTACTATCTTTTTTACTGCAAAAGCAGAAGCCAGCATCGCACCCGTCTTTTTTGCAAGACTCTGGATTCCTGACATCTGCTTATTAAACGCTTTTTGATTGACAACGAGGTCAAGACCAATCTGACCAATACTTGTAACGCTCATGGCTTGCACCTCCCCGGCATCTTACTTTCTTTTTCTCAATTACCGCCACCTCCTGCCATCTGTATAAACGCTGTTTTCATCTCTTCCAGCATTTTCATTATGTTTTTCCGTGGGACTGATTTTGCGTGCCTGTTACGCCATGCGCTCCGGATCCGCTTCTGCTCTTTTGTAAAGTTCTTGAGGACTTCCTTGTCCTCCTCTGCCCGGATTGACACAATCCTGCCAAGCGCGGTGTCTGGTCCCAGTCCCACCAGCAAATCCCGGAACTCTCCCCATTTCATACCGCGAGGTAGTTCCCGGGATAAACGTATCCCGTACTGTGACTGAAAAGATGATACGATCAGACCGAAATCATCTGTCAGATCATAGTACGGGTCACTGCTCTCCCTCTTCGTCTTCCCCCATTACAAGTGCCATTGCCTCCTGGACGATTACCATAAGAGATTTCGCAGAAAGCTTTTTCTTTCCTTTTTTGATATTGCAGATCTTCTCTACGTCCTCCGGCTTAAAAATCAGGTTCAAAGCTTCCTCGACTGCCTGAAGCTCTCCTTTATTTCCAAAAGCTCCCATAAGACGCAGCATCGTCTCTGCATCGGCGTTTACTTCCACTTCCAGGGTTCCGATCTGCATGACCGGATTCTCCTCAAAACATAATTTTTCCGTAATGTCTACAATCTTTGCCATTTATTTTCCCTCTTTCATGGTCTGTTCCAGTTTTTTCATAGATGCTTTCATCATTGCCTGCGACATTTCAGACGGCGGTGTAATGGTTGGTTTTCCATTGCTCATAATGTCAAATTCCAACGGACCGACTGCTGTCGAGTCCCCGGCTCCGATATTGGTTATATTAAACACTGCCTCGTTCCAGGATATGGTTGTTCCGTCCGGGAAAATCCAGCCGAAATAGCCTTCCGTATCCCTTCCGTTCAGGAATGCTTTTCCTGCCACAAAATCATTGCCCTTGTCACCTACATTTCTTTTTCCCGTTACTGAGATTGTGATACTTTTCGCAGTCGGCAGACGTCGAATCCAACCTTCTGTATCAAAAGGCGTCCACTCCTCTACCCCGTTATCGAAGGACACGGAAAAGCTTTCCATATCCGCGATCCCTGTTGCTCCTTCTTTCGCAGCTCCTACCTGAAACTGGTTTTCATAACATGGAAATACTCCTGTTTTCTTACTTGGTTCCGACATTTTCATTCTCCTTTCTGCATATAAAAGCCGCTTCTATGACCATTTCATAGACACCGGAATCGTCTGTTCCTACGTCCTGCAAATCATAAAGCGGCTGGATAAATTTTATCTTTCCTTTTTCTCTTGTAGCCGTCAAAGCGTCAAACAGACGTTTCCCGGCTTCTTCTGTTTCTGTTGGGGATTTGTTCCAGTGTATCAGCAAAGTGACGTATTTCGTCTCATAGGAGCGCATCTGAACCCCTCCCAGTGGCACTTTGCATTCATAGGTATGCTTGCTGTTGTAAACCCCTATAGCTTCCTGCAGCTTATCAGGCAATTTCCCCATATATACCTTTTCCGACACACCAAGGGATTCTATGTAATCCCGGATTTCTCTCAACATCATATGCCCGTCAGCCTCCTGTAGATCTTTTTAAATGCTTCCACTGCAAAATCAGCCTCTTTTCCACCCGGCAGCCAGTCTGCATACCATTTGCCTTTTGCGTTTGGATTGCCGTCATGTTTTACATGATGTTTCACGCCCTCCTTATCCGTCCATTCTTCTTCCCAAGGACCTTTATGGAAATGATATTCTGGATGGAAATATAATCGTCTTGCATACGGTTCTGCATGTATCAGGGACACTTTTCCTTCTGCAGACCTTAAATTATCTACAAAAAAGCTTTCTCCCTGCAAAGCCCCGTCTTTTCTAGGAACTACCTGTGCCTGCACCACTTCTCCATGCAGTGCTTCCGCTGTCATTTCCAGTGCCGTTACCTGTGCCTGGGTAAGCTGCTTTATTTTCGGCATATTCAATTTTACTTTTGAGCTGACCTTTATCATATGAGCAATACCTCCGTAAAATTTACGCTTCCGTCCGGGTTTCTCGCCTTTCGCCCCTCCAGAATCCTCCGCTCTGCTCCAAAGATAACCGCAGTACCTCCGGATATGACAGCAAGTTCCGGACAGATGTCTTTCGGAAACAGGGCAGTTCCTGTGATCTGCACCAGTTTCTTTTCAGAGGTTAAAACAGTCTTTGCTTTATCCTGATAATTGCATTTTCCAGTATATCGAACAGGCTCCAGCGGCTCCCCGTATTTGTCAATCCCCTCCTGATCCATTTCCAGGGATATGTCTGTGTTGCAAAACTTTTCAAGTACAAGACATGGATATTTCATATTGTTTACCTCAACATCCTACAGCACAGACCTGTCTGACATAAGAGTTCGTAAACATCCCTGCGTACAGGGATCCCTTTCTGTATTGTTACGTTCCAGGATTCTCCGAACTGCATAGATACTCCATTTATGCTGTAACCCTTCAAAATCATATCAAAGATTTCCCGGTTCTCATACTCAAACAGCGCCTGCCTGCAGCATACTTCTTTTATAATCTCCTGCTGATGCCCTGATAATAAAGAGATTCCCTTGCCTACAATGCGATTATAAGTAAGGGAATCTATGTGACGGGATGCCTGCTTCAGATATTGTTCCAGTTCTTCATCCGGAACTTCTGCAGTATCCCCGAACATTTTTTCAAAGTCAGCAACTTTTGCATAAGCTGTATATGCCATATCAGTTACCAGCCTTCTTTGTCGCTGTTTTTCCTGCTGTTTTCGCCTCCGGCTCTTCCACGGTATACCCGTGGTCCCGGAACCATTTAATCAGATACGAGTCTCCTGTCTCTCCTACCCCGTTGCAGAATGGAACAGACGCAGACACACCTGTATACTCCCTGTTCGGGCTATATATCTTCATGCTGTACCTCCTATTTTACTTTGATTCCGCGAAATACTCCGGCTGCCTTTGATGCTTTCAGGGCAATGGCAGCATTCATTTCTACCTCTCCTTTTTTTACCGCTCCGGCTGTAGAGAAATCTGGAAGCCAGGTCTGTACCGGCGCCGCCCCGGCGAACGATACGGCGTGAAGCCCATCCATAGCAAGACGTGCCACATAAAGCGAGGTTGTTCCTTCCTCATCTTCGATTTTTACAACCTCATCATTTGTTCCCGGTTTTGTTTTCATGTCAACAAATGGGATTCCTCCATAGCTTTCTACCTGATTTCCCCAGTTGTCTTTTGTTACCTGATACATACTTGCCCTTCTTGCACACGCCCTTAATTTGGCGATCAATTTATTGTTTCCCATAATGCAGGAAGGCGTTCCGTCCAGTCCTCCCAGAAACTCATCTAACATATCCAGAAAATACTGGTAGTTCTTTGTTACCATCTCAGACGTAGATAAATCAATGCTTCCACCTTTATTGTATTCTGTACTGCTGCCTGTCAGGGCTTTGTCCAGTCCATCAAACGCCTTTGAATCTTTTCCTGTATCTCCATTGATAAAGGTGTCGTTAAACAGCGCCTGTGCCGCTTTGATTTTCTGAGACTGCTGAAGCTCCACTTCGCTTACGATACCGCCCATATTGGCAATAATACGGTCGATTTCGTAAGAACCTCCAAACACTTTGATCTCTACAGTATGTCTCTCTTTGGTAACTTCCGAAGGTGTGTACTCTTTGTTGATCTCACGGAACTGCGCCGTTGGCTGTGTTTTTAAACGTGTGTAGCTGTAACTTGGTGTCGCGCCGCCGCCCGTAGGGGACACGGCATCGTCAAAGGGGATATGTTCCAGTATCCAGTTTGATTTCTGGAATTCATCGATTACGCCCATCTGCAAATCGTCCTGCACATTCTTTTTTGCTTCTTCTAATGTAATTGCCATTTCTTATTACTCCTTTCCATCGGTTCCCATATTTAATTTTGCTGCAATCGCTTCCTTCATTGTCATACGTCCGCCTTCGTTTCCGTTGTCCTCTCCGGTTTCTTTTCCCCCGATCGGGAAGAACCCTCTTTTTACCGTAGGTTTCTGTTCTGTTTTGAAGAGAAACGGTTTGCTTTCTTTTAGGGCTTTTACCTGTTCGTCCAGACCTGTGATCTTCCCGTCATCTCCCAGAATCAGCTTATTACGATCTAACAGCCCGGCTACCAGTTCACTGTCCTGCGCAGATGCAGCAACAGCCATCTTAATGGCATTTGTGAGCTTCAGCTCTTTCAGTTCTTTCTGGTGTTCCTGGTCTTTCTGCTGATTCTGCTGCTGAAGCTGTGCAATCTGGTTTTTCAGGTCTTCGTTGTCCCCTGCCGCCGTTTTCAGTGTCTCCATCTGTGTCTTGTAATCATTGACGGAGGTTTCTAACTGGTTCTTCTGCTGCTCCAACTGATCGTAGGTATCTTTTGATACATACCCTTCCAGTTCCTTTTTGGACGCCTCTGCTGCCTTCCCGGCAAGGTTCTTTTCGATACCGAGGGCTTCAAACTGTTCCTGTGTCATTTTTTTCTCCTTTCTGGTAGTTTAACGTCATTCCGGACATAAAAATAACACCCGGTTCTTTACCGCGTGCTTTCTCCCATTGCGCCGGCGCAATTATTTAAAAATGAGTATAAAAATACCACCGGTCTTTCTGACTGGTGGTATCAAATAATCTATATTTGCTTAACCGAACAATTATTTGGCAGGCGCACGTTTCTCCTGCATCTCTCAGGGTTTCCCCTTGTCAGTACCATCGGCGCGTGGATCGTGCGAAATTTTCCACCTCAAATAATTGCCCGGGTAAAGCCTATTTATTATACGCTAATTATAGCAATCTTATTCTCTTCTTCTGTAAAGGACATTTTTATTCCTCAGAAGACGTATTGAATAAATTCTACTTCTTCCCCTTCAAAATCTCCTGTAGCTTCTATCGCAATATGATTCGGAAGGTCATATACCGGAACAGGCTCATATTCCTTCCCAGAAATTTTATATTTAGTATATTCTGTTTTGGGCAGGCTCTGATTTAATTCAAGTGCCAGATATTTCCCTATTTTCCACTGGCTAACTACTTTATACCTCATCATTTACCGTCCTTTCTATATTCCTTCAATTGCCGTTGATAGGATTCTAACTGATTCTTAGTCAAATTCTTTATTCCTGTTACTCTTCCTCATATGGGTAAAGATCTGGAATCTCTTTTCTTTGCTTCATAGCTTCTTTGATGTCCTGTACATACTCCTCATATTCATTGTTTCCGTAGTCTACATCTACATACCCCCACGGATATATTCCAAACATAGCATAATATTCTTCATTTAATCTTTTCAGCTCATCGGTATTTTTTCCATGCCACATTATTTGACCATCTCCTTCAGTATACGTTCAAACTCCTTGGAAACATTTGGGAATATTTGTTTTATCATCTCATGCACTTCTTCATCTTCCGCATAATACATTCTTCCACATTGTGCCCAAGTTTCTCTTTCCAGCGCTTTTTCCCTTTTCCAATACTCCTTGCTGTGACCATATCCAAAATTCTCTTTTCCCTGCAACATACCATTTAATATGTCTGATATACCTCTGTATTTTTCTTTCATGATTAAACATTCATACGCAGGATCAAATATATCAGGATACTTTGAGTATAACATATTACCAACAGTTTTTCCACGGCTCATTTTGCTTAACCTGAAATAATCTTTAGAAATCTCCTTCGTTAATGCTCCATGTTCTGTAATTCCATAAAGATAGTCAATCTCATGGAATAACTCATGAGCTATCGTATCCCCTCCCGCTTCCTTTGTGATATATATCCTTTTTTCTTCTCGATTGAAATAAGAGCGCTTTCCCTTCGCCCTTTGTATATCCGCTCGTAAGTATGCCTCTCGAAGCATCTGATATATATCCTCATTTTCAATGCGGAGTAAACTACGATAAAACCTCTTTTTCTGTATTTCAAGTTCTTTTTCTTCTTTTCTCCTAAATAATTTGGAAAAATCAATCTGCTCTGCATAAGATGCTTCTATTTCCTTCCATTGTCGGAATTTATGTTCATACCGGTTTTGATTCTCCGGATCCAACGAGTTCTCCGCCAGTCTCCCGAACCGTTTCTCCTGTCTTTCCGCGTACTGCTGCCGGGCTTCCCTTTTGGCATTCAGACCGATTGCTTCCAGTTCTTCCTTCGTCCAGGTGTCGTCTGCTGTGAATATACCAGGGAAGTAAGTGGTATGGCTGTCTTTGCATCTTGGCTATATTTTTCAATATCGGACTATCTCATCACCCTTAATAGGTGCGGTGCGCTTCGAGCGGTACGTCTCCGCCCTACTTCCTTTCGGAATAGTCTCTACACTTTAAACTTGAATATCTTCTTTATATTTCCATATATATCCGCCTGCCGTTTTTTGTTTTCTTCCTTTCTGTCGTTCTCCTCGGCAAACAACATCTATGGAATTAATCCCTGTCTGTCTTTGTGCTTCTCTGTAAGATGGGTATTCAGCAATAAAATTTCCGTTCAAACCAAACTGTAGTACTGGTTTTTTAATAGCGTATTCAATCTGCCTATCGTTTCCCAAAATTCTAACACTGTGCATATTATTTTCTGTATACGTCGCCCACTCTAAATTTTCCACTGAATTATCTGCTTTGTTCCCATTTTTATGGTTTACAGTAGGTTTGTTTTCGGGGTTGGGGATAAATGCCTCTGCTACAAGTCTATGCACATGCTTCGGGCTTATTTTCCCGTTTTTAGAAAGCTGAACATACATATAGCCCCTGCTTTTTGTTGCTGGTTTTAATATACGTTCACTGCGCCACGTTTTTCCTGTTTGATTTGTATATGCTCCAATTCTTTTTATTTTCCCTGTATTACTTACTTGATAAACACCCTCATAGCCAATTACATCTTTCCAAAGCTCCATGTGATATTCCTCCTCATTAGGATTATATCACACTTGCAAGGACTACTCAAGTTTCTTAGCACGGGATTGTGATTTCTCCGTTCCCCGTTAGCATATAACTATTATTTTTTTATGTCATATACACCCGCTTTGTAATGCGGTTCACACCGTTTTACTACCACCCAAACTCAACATTCAATGGTAGAGCCCTGAAGCTATTGCTTTTGACATTAACGGATACGGTCCGTCTCTTGATGTCCCACCACTCCATACATCATCAATCAGCACCTTCCCGCAGAACGGAAGGCATTTCGGGCAAGGGTTTCCACGCTTATTTACAATAACGGTATGGATTCCCCATTCCTGACGCTTCATTCCTTCGCCTTGCAGGTATGCTCTCTTGCAGGCTGTCCGGATTGCCATATCTGCATAATCCGAAAGCGTGTGTCTTGCTCCATTTGCATATTCCACACAGTTCAATCCTGCAGAGAGAAAATCTTTTGCCGCCATATCTACCGCTTTTTCATAAGTTCCAGCCCCGGTATTGGCATATACCTGGGCGTTAAAGATAATTTTTCGGTACTGGTCTGCTGCCATGCGAAGAACGGCTGTTTCAGCCTTTTTCATATCGTCCGTAGTGGCTTTTACCAGCGCTTCCAGCTTCCTTTCATTCAGCTTAAAAAACTCCGCTGCTGCACCTTTGGAAATTCTCTTTGCCGGGAATCCTTTTTTTATGGCTTCCAATATGGCAATCTCCTGTTCCATGTCCCCCTCATCTTTTGCCGCCCTGATTAATTCCTCTATTTTCAGGTTGAGGCTTTTAAAACGCTTTCCATATTTTTTCTGATTGATCTTTTTGTATTTTTCCAGAGCCTTTAACTGTTCCGCCTGCCACATAGTCCATTGCTTATCCTCTTTGATCTCCTCTTCCTTATGGCTGCGCATATTCCGCATCATAGAAGTGATCAATTCGTTTTCAATAGCTTCAAACGCTTTTCCAATGTCATATTCATTATTTATTTTAGGCAATAGGACTACCTCCCGTTCGCATACACCTTAAATCCCTGGCTTTTAAACTGCCGGGTCAGTGCCTTGAGCTGAGTAATGCTTTTGCAATGATCATGACGTATTTCTGCCTGTCCGTCTTTTTCAATCGCATACACGCCAAAAGGGACCTGTTCTTTTCCTACCGCAAGAATGCTCTCATACCTCTTTCGGCTCACTTCCCAAATCTTTTCGCCTATTTTTACCATCATTCAGCCCATCTCCTCCTGTGTCCACTTTAAATCCGCCAGCATCCAGATTAACGCCCGGCTCTTCCACTTTACCGATTCCCTGTTCTTCTTTCAAACGTGCTATTTCCGCTTCTTTTTCTTCTTTCGTCCACGTGTCCCCATAAAGCTGTTCCACCGAGGTTTCCAGACTCATTACACCATATTGCCGCGCTTTTCCTACGGTATCTACAGTAGTTCCGAAATCAGGGGACGCATATTCCCCAAATTTTACTGCCGGTTCATATTCCCCCGGTGCTCTCTGGCACATAAGGTCATAGCACTGTAAGATTGCCCGGCACAGTTCCGGAATCGTCTCATTTAAGGCATCCACAATTTTATTCCGTACATAAAGCGTTACTTTTTCCTTTTCTCTCTGGGATTCTGCGTTGTCTGTCTTTTTCAGGTCAATTCCCAGTGTGGATGGAGACATGATCCCCTGCAGGACCATATCCAAAAAGCTTATATAACTGTTTACATATGCTTCGTAGGAAATCTGCGGCTGGGAAATCTCTACCTGATGACTGGATTTTTCCCCCATATTATCCCCAATGGCAATAAAGTCATTATCAAACGGATTTGCCGGTAACAGCCCCCCGGTATCCGGGTCTCTGGGAATCAGGTTTTCCGGTATGTATCTCTTAATACGTCCCATTCTTATGGCGTCAATCCACTGACTGATCACTTCATCCAGTCCGTCTAGAACATCTGTCTTTGTGTCAAACAAAGCCTTCCCCCTGTTCTTGTTTTTTTCGGAAGGAAGGATTTTTAACGGAACTGCAAGTAGCAGTTCTCCTTCGATGCCTACATCCATCAGGTGCGCCGTCTGTGGGAGGAGCTTAAGGGAAGTTTCTTTTCCGGAATCGTCATACAGCTTATAACGGATATATCCATGTCCATACGTTTCTTCTAATCGGAACTCCTTGTTTCTCTGTTGGTAAGAAGTATAGAATTTGATTTCTTTTAACCGGGAATGGACGTAAACCAGATCCACATTTTCCGCATCGTAAAATTCCACGATCGGATACTGACTGCATTCATCTGTCGTGATCTTAAACGCGCCGTCTCCGGATGCAAGGGTTCCGGCAATGCCTTCTCCAAGCACTTCGTTGATCTTTCCTTTTTCAAAAATCTCTTGCCACTGTTCCTCTATGGCGTTCTTCCCTTCCCCGAAGGAAATACCATCCATATCCGCGAGCACTATATCCCGATAACGGTCTATGACAGTGGATACAATGCCGCTGTGTATCTTTCTTACGCTGCCCTGTGCCTCTGCTGCCCAGAACCGGGCTTTCTCCGCATCCCATTTCGCAGTCTTTTTAAAAAACTGCTCCAATTCTGCACTATTTCCCCGATACCACAGCTTATTCCTTATGACATCGGCAAGATATGTGTGCGGCTCTATGATCACAACTTCCTTTTCCCTTGCCGGTTTGATCTTAAAAATCTTTTTTACAAAATTCTGTATCCAGTTCATTTTTTCTCACTCCTGAAAATCTTACTCTGATAAGGGATCCACGAATACTGTACAGAATTGACCATATGGTCGTTCTTGTCTTCCGGCGTGTTATCCTTATCTTCCTGCCAGCTATAGCGTTCCAACTCTGAAATATAATTAGTACAGGTGTCCAGTACATAAAAGCATGGTTCGATTCCCGCCTCCTCATCGTATGTCAGCCACCCTAACTGTGCATTGATACGGTCAATGATCTCCATCTGTTTCCAGGCATCATTTAACATGTAAATACATCCATTTCTGCGTTTGTACTTATTCCACTCCTGCATGGTCGCCTGGTCTGCATTGTCGAGGAACGCATTTCTGGCAAGTCCCCATTCTTTTTTATTCCGGTTCAGGAAGTCCACAAGATTCTGAACCGTATCAGAAGGGGCAAGGGGTTTATCCAGTTCCGCATTGTTGTATACCCGTTCGGACAAGACAATGCAGCGTCCTTTGTTTGTAATCCCAAGAAATGACATAGCTATGGTATCCGGCGATTTCTGGGAATAGGACGTATCTACTGCCGCGGAGAAATACATAAAAAACTCTTTTCCTCCGGAGCTGCGAAGAAACTGTTTTGCCCACTCTTTGGTCTTTACATGATGCTTGCGGTCAAAATTAGAGAATACCAACCCTGTGGCTTTTCCTCTTAAACCTTCAATCTTATTTTTCCAGATTTTAGTCCCTTTGGGTGTGTTCTGGATGATTTTATCCAGCTTCTCTTTCGGCAGTCCTGCGTTGTCTTTAAAAGAAAAGAACCAATGGACCCAACCGGGTTTTGGTTCTTCTTTCAGCTCATCTTTAATTTCTTTCGGTGTTTCGTTTTCCCATTCTGGAAGCGGTCTGGAACAGTTGATATATTCTTTATATACGTCCAGGTTTGGATCATCCGGATTCAGGGTTGCCATGAGATAATCACAACGCATGGCAGATTCCCGGACGAAATCTATATCTGCTGTGTTAATCTCGTCTATATACAGGCAGCCATACTGACCGCCGAGGGCTTTCTGCCACTTCTTTTTGTCTCCATATCCCATCACGTATACAACTTTATCTCCTCCGGAGGTATGGAATAAAATATGCGGGATTTTATCATCTTTAGTTCCGTTGCCGTTGTATTCCGTGAGCGCACCAAAATCGTCAATAATTCCCAGGTCTTTGTTAATGATATTCTTTTCTGCAGTACCGGTATCTTTGGCGGCAATGATGTGGAGCTTTTTGGGGCTCTCAGCCACTTTTAACATAAACTTAAATAAGCCTACTGTGGTTTTTCCTGCTGCCGTAGTCCCTTCAAGGAACTCGACCGGAGCATTGCATTTCAGGAAGGCTTTGTATTTCTCTGATAGTATCAGTCTTTCAGAACTCATGAAGCTTAACCACCTCCCCGCATCTGCTGAAGAATATTATCAAGCTTGGTTTTTTCTTCCTGCAGTCCAGATACCTCTATCTTGTCTTTAAACATGCCGAGATGTTTACCCAACAGTTCCAAGGCTTTTAATTTGTCAGCCATCTTGATTTCACGTTCCAATCCATCCTCACCAAAGGTTTTTACCTTCACCGACTGAATAGCAGCGGTGTCCTCAGGAGCTGCATCCGGCTTCAGTGTCGCCGTATCGGCATCTATCACGTCGCTGGCATTTACGAAAGCAATCTTTGCCAGTTCCATTACTACCCTATCAGCATTAACCCCTGTCCGTTTACTACGTTCAGCCATTTTCTTTGCTATATGCGTCTGGATGTCAGGTTTTGTCAGGTTTTCACTTCCGATAGATTTTGCTGTTCCCGGACTGTAACCCGCTCTTATGGCTGCCTGGGTGGCGTTCAAATCAATCAAATATTCTTCTGCAAATCGTTTCTGTTTCTTTGTCACTCAGGTTCACCTTCTTTCTTTTATACAAAAAAGAGACAGCAACTGCTGCCTCCTCTAATCAAATGGACCTTCTGGGACTCGAACCCAGGACCGACCGGTTATGAGCCGGGTGCTCTAACCAACTGAGCTAAAGGTCCGTACAAAAAGAACCCCGCATTTCTGCAGAGCCCTTTTCTGAGATATATTTTCGTGGGGTACGGTCTCTATGCTTTCGCAAAGGCGATACCGTATGAGCCTGATTTGACTGCCAGGCTGTGACACCTGACAGTCGTTTATTCATACGAAGGAGTTCAATGAGATTCATTCAAATCCATTTATACTATAACATATTACTTAATATCATTATGTATCATCTTTAAATTTTTCAGTGCCGACGAATGAATTCTATGTATCTGAGCCCAAGCATATCCCATTTCAACAGCTACTTCTTCCCATTTCAATCCTTTTATGTACCGAAGTCTCAACACCTCCTGCTCATCCTCATTATCCAGTGCTCGAATATCTCTTTCTATCCTCTGCCTTAATTTTGCCCGCTCCAGTCTCTCATTCTTCAGTTCTTCAATCATCTCGTCCAGCTTAACGATATAATTCGATAAATCAGACTGCTCACTACCCCGTGGCATTCCATCGTTCACAGCGGAAGGAAACATCTTGTTCATTCGCAGCTCCTGAATTTCATCAAGAATCCTTTCTTCCCTCCGAAGTGCTTTCCGGTAAGAACGTAGATATTCCTTTTTCTTTTCATTTTCTTCCTGGATTGATAATTCCACTGGCATCACCTCTTCCATTCCTGCTTTGTTCTTCGGTCTCTCACTGCTGTTACTTCTAATCCCATCAGTCCAGCTACCTCATTCAGGATTTTATAAGCGTTGTACACATGTGTCGGCATCCTATCGGCTTTGCTTATCGCTCTGCCTGCTGTCGGGTCACTATAGCCTTCGCTGTTTCTATATCCCATTCTTCTCACCTCTTTTTCTTTGGCTTAAAAATTCCACGCTCTACGCAATCAAGTGGGCTGCATCCACGCCTGTGTCCTTCCATGGCTAAATATTCGCATATACCAGATACTACGCTGCTTGTTTGTGATTTCGTAAAATATACACACTTCTTACACTGTTTACGCTTTAGAGCGTTGACTTCTGCTTCTGTCATTTCACTCCATAATTTCTTCTTTCTCACAAGTCTCTCTCCTCCCGCTTAATCTTCTGCCCGCACCATTTACAATGCCCGGCGAATACATCTCCATCGTTTAACCCCGTTCCGCATTCCGGGCATTCTACAGTTTCTCCGAATGCTCCACAGATTTCGCTGACTGCTTTCGCGTTCTGCTTCTCCAGTGCCTCCAAAGCAGCTTCATAGGCTTTCCTTCTCCGGTTGCTTAAAGTACGTTCTAATTTGCCTGAGAAATACTCTATTGCTTTCTGTGTATCCATTATTCTCCTCCTTTGTACGGTTCTGGAAGTGGTTTCCAGGCTTCCACATTATAGACCTCCCCAAAATCATCAAACCATGTTCCATCTGGTGAATATTTCAGCGTCGTAGCTTTGTCAGCTCCTTTAATCGTAACATTAAATTCTGGACAATCAGCATCCTCCGTTCCTTCTGGCACTTCCGGCAGTCTCTCGCTTACCGGAATCCAATTATCATTTACATGTACTGTCGGTTGGCAAATGGTAATCTGGACTTGGAAGATGCTTTTTTTTAGTTTGTTACTCATATCTCCTGCCTCTTTTCTTGGCGATTTTTTCAAGCTCATAAGCTGCATCCGAAAGAGCTATTTCAATAAGTTTCCCTTCTGGATATTTCTTCCTGATTTCGTGGCATTTATCCACTACTCTTTTCCAAGCTGACTCGTCTTCCAGAAGAGTATAATTAAACTCTTCAAACAGCGCTCTGACTTCCGGATACAGCTCCCAAAGCTTTTTGCGTTCTTCTCTGCTAATCATAACTCTTCAATCCGGATATAAATCCCCGGAACGTCCGCCCAAAATTTTTCCGTGACCTCCGATACCACCAGACAATCATCTTTCCAAAATCCGCACATTGTCATGCAGTCCTTTAACATTTTCTGAAGATTATCTGTGTCAGGCTTCGTAATCCGGTATTCCCCGTCTTGATGTTTTCCGTCATTTTTAAAGCACCACTTTGTAAACAACCGACAACCGGTCTCAATTCTTTTTCTCGGTTTATACTTTGCCAGATGACCACACAATTTCAGTTTTGCATTTTTTACTTCCGGCGGATCATAAAAAACAGGCTTGCCATTAACCACTGTTACTTTATGCTCTTGAGCCGTTGCAGTTGGCGGCTCCATCGACATAAAAAATTCAATCATTTTATCTTCCTCCTCTTTTTCCTTTCCTGCGCGACTGTACTGGGCGGGCATTCTCCTAACCCGTTGTGGGGGCGTACTCAATCGCCCCACACTTTAGGGTGGGAATACCCGTACATAGGGCTTGCCCGATTCCCGAATATATATACGTAGTATATATAGGTGCCGGGCATATATGTTGCCCGATTCCCAGCACCTTATATTTTAAGGTGTCGGGCATTTGCCCGCGACCTGCCCGTTTTAAGGTGTCGGGCAAATGCGGCCGGTCTCTTTTTCGATCATATATCCCAGATCGCTAAGTGAATTTCTAACTGTTTTCTCGGCCGGATATTTTTCCCCAACAGCTTCTGAATCACTCTTTATTCGCTCATACAGTTCCTTTACGGTTGGGTATTTATCCTCATTTTCGAATCGAAAATTCTCAATAGCCATATTGTATTTTGCTTGTTTTTTCTCTCTTTGCTGTGCCCCTTGTTTCTTTCTGGCTTCCTTTCCGCGTTGATAAGCTGGCTTCTCAGCATCTGCTTGCAAATCAGATAAGACACCCACTTCGTCCAGCCTGTGAACAGGATACTGAAACCATGAATTCACTGGCTCAAACTTTGGGAACTCTCGCAAGGTACCTTCAATTCTCCATGCTGTTTTTGCCTTCGCAGCCTTTTTTGCGTCCTCAATTTGTTCGTTTAGTCTTCTCATCTGCCATTTGTCCAAATGGGCTTCGCAATACGAAATCATCTGTTTGCTGCTCAGTAAATCATCTTGAGACAAGTCATCTTCCCACTTGTAATGAGCGTCCAGATAAGATTTGCATGCTGCGCAAATTGCATTATTTTCCTGCTGTTTCATAAGAGCCTCTGTTGGTTCCAGCTCTATCAAATCCAGAAGAGCGTCAGGATCTCGGGCAAACACACCAGAACCAGAAGCTCTATCCATAGACTTCTTCCCTCCCTGGCTGCCTTTTGAATGATGGTGACAATAAATCACGGCACTGTTTAACTCCGTACACACAAGGTCAAACTGATTGCAGAAATTAGCCATCTGGTCTGCGCTGTTTTCGTCACCGGTAATAACCTTATAAATCGGGTCAATAATAATTGCTGTATAGCTTTTTTTAGCTGCCCTTCTGATAAGCTTTGGCGCCAATTTATCCATTGGTACAGACTTTCCGCGAAGATTCCAAATGTCAATACTACCCAGATGCTCCGGATTAATCCCCATTGCTCCGTATACATCTTTAAATCTATGTAAGCAGCTCGCACGGTCAAGCTCTAGATTGACATATAAGACTTTGCCCTGTGCACATTCCCAATTAAGCCACTTTTTTCCTTCCGCAATGCAAATACATAATTCGATGAGTAAGAAGGACTTTCCTGCCTTTGACGGTCCTGCAATCAGCATTTTATGTCCTTTCCTTAAAACACCATCAATTAAGCATGGAGCAAGTTCAGGAAGATTGTTCCAAACACTTTCCAATCCTTCGGGGTCTGGAAGGTCATCGTTAATTCCTTCAATCCATTCATACCATTCATTCCAGGAGGCTTTTCCAATATTGGTGTCCACAAGAAACTGTTTCTTTCCATTTCGGATAATGCCAGGCATTCTGGACAATCTGGAAGGATTTCTGTTCTGCGTATCCACATCAATTCCGTTTTTCTGACAAACGTCATACAGGTAATCTACGCGCTTCCTATATTCCGTATAATCCGCAGCGTCCACTTTTACAATGGCATGAAGGCTTTTCTTTCCGGAATGCACCAGACAGGCAATCGGAAGTTCCAATTCACGAAGAATCGCGTTCTGGTGTGCAATATCTGTGGAATCAGATTCCACAAGCGCATACCGATATTCCGTTACATTTTCATTTTTGCAGCCATTTCCATCCAATGGATTAAAGCGGATCCATGCGCCTGCTTCCGGGTTATAATCTCCCAGAACTGCCCCAATATCCCCGTTGCACTGGTTTAGCTGCTCAATCAGTTGCCCTGCTGTACGGTCCCAGCTGCCTTTTTGCGGCAGCCATCGTGTGCCTTTTTCATCCGTCTTTTCCCAGCTTCCTGTAACATATCCTACATTTTCCTCAGCTTCAAATAAGGTTTCCAAATACTTTACGAGATGGTCTACGGGATTCCAGTCTTTTGGTTCATAGACTTCTTTCCCCTCAATCCAGTTCTGATCCACCACGACACGGTCAGAATCTCTTTGAATGGTGTCGTTCCAATCTAGCTCATGTCCGCGGTCCGGAATCCAGCCGCGATCCATTGCCATTTGTACAATCGTCCCTCCCGTCACAGGAGAAGATGAGCCTGAAAAAGAATTCCATTTTCGCGCGCATTCCCCTTGGTGGTATCGTCCAATATCTCGGCGGCTCCACATATCCCATACATTCACAGAATAGCCTTCCTGTTTAAGCGCCATGCCAACATTTACCCACTCTTGATAATTTAGGGTTCCGGGATCTATATAATCAATTATTTCTGTCAGGCTCGTTTTCTGCTCCATATTTTATGCTCCTTTGTATTCCTGTGGAATAATATCAGAAGGAATCCTCCAGCCATTTGCAGCAATGCGGTCAATCAGTTTTTTTGCCGCATCAAACTGCCAGGTCCCCACATGCTGGAAGCCCCTGCCTTCCAGGAAACGAATCTGTTTCGGTGTCGTCAATCCTTCATTTCTTCTCTTATCTAACCGGTCAAGAAGTTTCGCTGCCTTACCGGCATTTTCAATCTGATCTGGGAGGATTCCCAGCTTTTCAAGTGTAGCTTTTTGTTTATCTGACGGCGGTCCCATCTCCCAACCGAATGCCGGGACATATCCGGAAAGGTCTTCTGCTTGGATACTCATTTCAAACTGCAGCGGGTCTACAAGCTTTTTCTTTCTCCTCTTCATTTCCGCAAGCTGCTTCGCAAGGGCTTCTTCTCTCTGCGCCACTACGTCCTCGGAAGCAGTCTTCTCTGCTTCCTCAATATCTACTGGACAGCCCGCTGCTTCCTCCAGATTTTCCGTCATTTTCTGGGCTACTTCCTCGTTATCGCAAATCAAACTTGCAGGATGGCACAGCTCGTGTCGTTCTGTATGCCATAAAAAATCCAATAATAATAAATGCTCTTTTCCAGGCGACAGTCTTGTTCCGCGTCCCACCATCTGGCAATACAAGCCGCGTACTTTTGTAGGTCTTAATACCACCACGCAATCCACCGATGGGCAGTCCCAGCCTTCTGTAAGCAACATACTGTTACAGAGTACGTTGTATTTTCCTGATTCAAAGTCTGAAAGGATTTCAGCTCTGTCCTGGCTGTCTCCATTTACCTCTGCAGCCTGAAATCCATAATTATTCAAAACATCACGGAATTTCTGGCTGGTCTTTACCAATGGAAGAAATACGACTGTCTTTTTATCTGCACAATATTTTTGCATTTCCTGTGCGATTCCTTCCAGATACGGATCCAGTGCGGTTCCGATGTCACTCGCCTTAAAATCTCCAGCCTGCACAGAAACACCGCTCATGTCAATCTTCAGTGGGATTGTAAGTGCTTTTATCGGAGTTAAATATCCTTCTTTGATGGCTTTCGGAAGGGTATATTCATAAGCCAGGGATTCAAAATATTGCCCTAAATTCCGCATGTCCCCACGGTCTGGTGTTGCAGTCACACCGAGAACATGAGCCTCCGGAAAGTGTTTTAATACTTTTTGATAACTGTCTGAGATGCAATGATGTGCCTCGTCTATGATGATTGTATTAAAATAATCTTCCGGAAATTGTCCAAGGCGTTTCTCTCTCATTAAGGTCTGCACAGAACCAACCACAACACGAAACCAACTTCCCAGACAGGAGCTCTCCGCCTTTTCTATGGCACTGTTTAACCCTGTTGTCTTTTTTAATTTATCTGCTGCCTGATCCAGAAGTTCTCCCCTGTGTGCCAGAATCAACACTCTTTCTCCTTTTCGCACGCAATCCTCTGTTACTTTTGCAAATACAATGGTCTTGCCGCAGCCAGTTGGCAGCACCAGGAGCGTTTTCCTGATGCCGTTGTCCCACTGTTCAAAGACCGCATCTTTTGCTTCTTGTTGATATGGTCTTAATTCCATCACATTTCCCTCTTTTTAAAATGAACCGGCATTAAAAGCTGGTTTATTCGCATCTTTTGGATACAGCTTGCCGATGTAGTTGTACATTTTCGTTGGATCTTTTTTCCCTGGCTTCTGCCCAACCTTTGCTTTCGCAGTCAGCCCTGGCAGTGCGCCCCAGTTCATTCTCAGCTCTTCGCCTTCTTTTTTTAATCCAACACCACGGAACAGCTCTGATAATTTCCATTCAAGTGAGCTGTGAAGCACATAATTTTCCCGGATCGTAATGTCCCTGTCATGACCATGCACAATAAAATACACCACTGCCATATTGCATGACGGAAGCTTTCCACCCCCTGTAGATCTGCTTCTTTCAAACTTCTCTACTGTTACATTATAATCTCCTTCTGGTAACGGTTCGAAATTCTGTCCGTCTTCTTTAATTGTATCGTCCCAGCTAAATTCTCTTCCTTCTGTTGACATATCTTATTTCTCCTTTTTAATTAAATGGTATTTCCTGTTTCTCTTTCATTTCTTTGACCATGCCAAAGACCTGCTCCCATGCTCCGATCAGACAGCCATTGATAAAGTCTGCATCGTAATCTCTGATTTTGACATCTTCCGGATAATATCCTCTTGCAGCAACCACAGCCTGAATGTCCCATTCATCTACATGATTTGCTTCCATCAGATCACGGAGAGGTTTGGGGATCTCTGGATCTTGAGTCGGAAAATTATTTTTCTGCTCTTCTAATGGTAAACTCATCTGCGGTCCAGCATCTGTCGGTACAGGTTCCGGTTTCGGAGTTTCTTCTTCAGACTCCGGTATGCTCTGCTCTGACACTGTTTCTTTTCGTGTCTGACGGTTACTGGGACGTTCCTCTATGATGCGCGCAACGGAGCTATATTCAAATGGAACTTCTTCCGGCAGTCCATACCGGTTTTTTGCATCCCAACAAGCATGATGTGCAGTATACATCACTCTGGTTCCGCCCTGTGCCTTGAATTTCTTGCCTTTGTCATCCGTCGCAACGGATATAGTTTTGTAATTTGCAAACAAAAGCATATCCGCCCACTCTTTAATAAGAGGAGAGGTCTGGGAACTGGTCTTTTTCCCAAGCTTCAGCTCCCAGCGGTCATAAGCCCCCATTTCATCTGGCTGCTCGAATTTCCGGATCTGCGCATGCGCAGTAAGCACTACATTCACACCAGCTTCCACCACTTCTGTAAGCCTGTTCAAAAAACGTCCCATCTCTTCTTTTACATAGACATATCCATTTCCGTATCCGAAGTCCTCAATGCCCTTTTTCTGATGCTTGTCGCAGATACTCTGCACGCACATGGCTTCCGCCCAGTCGATGGTATCAATCACCAACGTCTTGCAAATATCTGGGTGGTTTTTTATGTATGCAATCTGATCTAAAATCATCTGCCATGACGTTGGTTTAGGTAATCTGGCTACGTCCATAGAATTGGTACTTCCTTCTGTGTCAATAAATACCGGTTCCGGGAATCCACTTGCAAATGTGGATTTCCCGATTCCTTCCGGACCGTAAATAACAACTTTTTTTGCACAAGGAATTTTTCCTCTGATAATCTCCATTTAAAATGCACCTGCCTTCCAAGTTTTTTTCGGTTCTGGATCATGTTCCTGACCCACTACATAACCATCTTCAATAATGATGCTGCATTCTTCTCCTGTACTCACTCTGGTGGCAATGGCCTGCAATCCCTCTGCTTCCAGCCATGTACCGAACTCTTGCAAAGTCTTCATGTCCATCTGTTCCAGTTTATCCAGGAGCACGAATCCACAATTCGGATTCAATTTTCGCACGATAGCTGTAGCGACTTTCATTCTGTCAGCTCCGGACATGTTGTCCCATTTCTGCCCTTCGTATACCAGCTCTCCATCCATCACAGATAAATCTGGAAGTGGAAGCTCTGCGGAATTTAAAAGGTCTGTTTTTTTGTTTCTTACATCAGAAATCTTAGCTGTCAGATCGTTGTATTCATTTCTGTAGGTCTTCGCATCGTCTTCTGCTTTTTCCTTGTCAAGATTTGCCCTAACTTTCCGGTTGATTTCTTCAATATTCGCAATGTTCTTTTCCAGTTCAGCGGTAGATTCATCCTGCAAGTCCACGGCGGACAATCGGGCAATTCTTAAATCTTCTTCGATTTCTCTCTGCTTTACTAAAAACTCAGAGAGCTTATCATTGATTTTTTGATACTCCTGTTCCATCTGATGGAGATACTCCCGTTTCCTCTGGTTCTCTCCGTTTTTTGCAAGGATTTCCTGCTGCTGCCGTATCAAATCAGAAGGAGAAATCAGGTCTTTCGGAACCTCTGGAAAATACGGCTGCTCTTTTGCAAATTTTTCTTTTTGGTCAGCAGTGCGTCCAACATATAACCGCTCCTGATACAGCTCTTTTTCCTCTTTTTCCAATTCCATCAGCTTATCCCCTACTCCGATAATCTGTAGGAGAACCTGTGCTTTTTCTTTCCCGGATGCTTCCATAAACTTAGGAAGATCCAATGCAAAGTTATTTACGAACTCATTTAAAAGCTGCTGTCCTGCTTTCTTTCCTGATGGGTCTGTGACTTTTAAGGCGCTATTCTTTCCTTTGCGCTCTACAACAAGCCCGTTATTCATAACGATATGCAAAGTGGGTGGAATTATTGAGCCTTCTCGCTCCGCTTGTGACGGTTTGAATTTATCTCCGCCAAGTGCCCATGCAATTGCATCCAGTACAGAGGTTTTTCCTTGTTTGTTGTTTCCACCGATGATAGTCAAACCGTTCTGTTTTGGCTCCACCTTTACAGCTTTGATTCGCTTGACATTTTCAATTTCAAGTTGATTAATCTTCATACTCATTCTTGATTTTCCTTTCATTCTGCCTTACAATAAGGCTGTTCTTATTATTTTTAGCCCCTTAGTGAGTTGCCGCTCCTGGGGCTTTTTCTGTCGCCAATAGTATGTAAAACGCTACTATAGCAATTGCGCCGGCTCCTGTAGCCTGGGCAAGGGTATCTGTCCACTCCCAGAATGGAAGGTACGTAGCTAGTGCTCCGATAATGACGGATAAAATCGCATTACGTTTCATTCCTTATTGCCTCCTTTCAAAATCTACTTTCGTTCCGGTCGGATTCTATTCTGACCATCCTCATAAATTCCTCATCTGTAAGATGTGCTTCTTTGTAAATGATTCTGAGCTGTTCCAGCGTCAAATCCTCCGGGTGCTTTTTCCGCTTGCAGTGGGTGGTCTGACCGTAACCCATCATCTTGATAAGCTTTTATACACCCGTCTGTGCCTGCAGGTATTGGTATATTTGCTTCGCTGCATCGTTTAATGGTGCGTCTCTGTTTAAATTGACTTTTGGCATCTTGTCACCTCCCCCTTCTAATCTCCTTATTTACAGCAACAGTTCCATCTGTTCATAATCAGGTGCTTTTACAAAATCTTCCGGCAACTGAATTCCATACTGTTCGCAAATTTTCTGCGCCATCTCGGCAACCCTGTAAGGAACACTTCCCTGTTTATCCATTCGATTGGAAAGGACTTTAATCAGATTAGCTACCTCTCCTGGGTGTTCCGTTAAAGGAATCTGTTTTATCTGGTGTTCCATTTCATAAAACCTGCGAACATATCTGGCAGTAAAGATTACACCTTTTTCTCCGGTGGATTTGTTTGCCAAAAAGTCGCAGCCAAGCTTTGTGACCTGGTAACACTTGTTCTCTTTGCCACTGGCATCGCGATATGCAGAAGGAATGAAATAATCACTCACCACGAAATTGTTGTCAGTTAAAATTTTGATGATGCCCGCAGATTTCTTATCTCCGTCAAGCTTCCTTAATAATTTCCAGTGCTCTGTTTCCATCATCTCTGCCACTTCCAAAGTTGTAATTGTTGTTTTTCTTAAATCGTTCATGGCTTTCCTCCTACCAAAATCTCAATTCTTAGGTTGGCAATTGTTTCGCATAATATATCTGCTACTCGCGCTACTTCTTCCTGATTTAACGCTAGCAAACTGGTTTGATATGGTACATTAAAAATAACTCTGGTTAATTGCCTAACATTATCCCAAACTCGATGCTGATCATTGCCAAACAAATCATACATTGAAGAATCACTCCATCTATATTTTCTATCTGGCCCGTTAAACCATTCTTTCTTTATTGCAGCAAGTCCCGGAACTTCTTTTTTTAATTTTTCAGCTCTCAGCTCTTCTAAAATTTCCTGTTTTAATTTTTCCTTTTCTACGCTATTCATCACTTCACCACTTTCTTTTATTTTTTGTTGCACTATGCAACGATTAGATAAAAAAATAAACTTGAAACTCTTCAGGCTTAATACACAACAAAACAGCTAATTTTTCAGCCTCATCTAAGTCCATGGGACGAGTATTGTTGATCTTCTGATTTGCTGTAGGTTGCGCAATCCCTAATGCAGCAGCCACATCCTTTTGCGTCAATCCTTTTTCAGCAAGTCTTCCTTTAATCTTACTCGTATTTATCAACACCATCACCTCTCTTTCTTTCCAAGATTGTAGCATTGCGCAACAAATATGTCAATAGCATTGTGCAATTTTTTTTATTTATTTTAATTCAATGTATTGCACTACGCAATTCAATGTGATATAGTTTAAGAAGGAGGTGAACAATATGAATGTACATGAAATTGGAAATAGAATTAAGCAGGCCCGAACACTAAGAAATTATACTTTGGATGATATTGCCCATGAAATTGGTGTGGCAAAATCCACGATACAAAGATATGAAAACGGCTTAATTCGGAGACCAAAGCTTCCTGTATTACAAGCTATTGCTCAATCAGTACAGGTAAATCCTGCATGGTTAGCAGGATATGACGTCCCTATGGAACAAAACGATTGTGAAGATACCACCATTGCGAAACGCGATGCTGCATTAGCTGATATAGAAAAAATACTTCAAGCAAAAAAATATTCATTATGTTGTGAAAGTTATGATGATAATTTTTTTACTATAAAAAACGCTTTTGGACAAACCATTGCTGGATTATATGATTACGAACTTTTACCACGCTACGAGGCATTAAAACAAAACGGAAATGTTACTATAGATTTACTGATTTCGTCAGAAACTGCATTTTTTAGATATATGGAGAGTATAGGGTACTATATCGCAAAAGATACCTCAGGTTCTGATTCCCGTATCGAATACTCCAATAAATATGGTAATGGTTTTATTAAAATAACCCCTGATACATTGACTGATATAAAAAGTCGAATAGATACTTATGCAAAAGCAACTATTGATTCTATTATTTGCAAAGAGTACGAAGAGGTTTTTCGTAAAAAACGTGAGAATAACGAGTCACTCACTACTCAGCTATTAGCTGCCGCTCATGACCGTACCGACATAGACGTGACAGAAGAAATGAAAAAACATGACGATGACATCATGAACGATGATTCCGAATGGGAGTGAGATTTAATTGACCTACGAAGAATTACTGAAAGAAGCTGATAGTATGGGGCTAATTGTAAAAGAAAAGCCCCTGCAATCTGGCGACGGACGGATTTTTAATAATAAAATTGCTATCCGTAAAGACATACCGACACAAGTAGAAAAAGCCTGTGTGCTGGCTGAGGAGCTCGGACACTATTTAACCACTTACGGAAATATCCTTGACCAGTCGAGTGTTGCGAATCAAAAACAGGAATACCGTGCAAGACTTTATGGCTACAATTTAAAAATCGGACTAACCGGGATTATCCGAGCCTACGAGCATGGATGCCGGACACTGTACGAGATGGCTGAGTATTTGGACGTGACAGAAGAATATCTGCAATCCGCTATTGATTGCTACCGATCACGATACGGGCGCTTTGCTTCCGTGGATAATTATATTTTGTATTTTATTCCGTGTCTGGCTGTCATGCGGATAGGATAATGATTAAACCGCAGCAATGCGTTTTAATAAAAACATTTTTAGGAGGAAAAAGAAATGAGAAAGAGATTTGCAGCTTTACTTATTGCAGGAATCATGACTTTCTCTTCAACTTCGCTTGTTTTTGCCGAAAAAAGCAGCGCGTTAGAGCAAGTCGAAAGTCAATTCGCGGACATTGTTGACAAAATCAGCTTTTCGGAAACACAGAATACAGACGGGAAAATACTGTACGCGACTTATGAAAACTTAGATGATGCCGGGGTTATAGGCGAAACTTTTCATGAAATGGCCAAAAATGATTGGTTCGATTACAACTACATTTTTTTAACTGGTTATGCTTCTAAAGTCCCGTTTTTTACTCATATTGTCGATTGCGCCGATATGAGCAGCTCTCATCATATATGGTTTGATGAAAATGGAAAGTTATTAAATCCTGACTATGACGGATCGCAAGAAGCAGTTTCAAGCGAATCTAGTTCGGAGAAATCTTTACCTGATGATATACCCACTGAATACCATTCTGCATTGGCAAAAGCTGAAAGCTACAACAAAACAATGCACATGTCTAAACAAAGACTTTATGACCAGCTTACATCTGAATATGGTGAGCAGTTCTCCGCCGAAGCGGCGCAATATGCTATTGATAATATACAGGCTGACTGGAATGCAAACGCTTTAGCAAAGGCAGAAAGCTACCAGTCAGATATGAATATGTCCCCTGAAGCCATTCGCGAACAACTTACCTCTGAATATGGCGAACAGTTTACTGCAGAAGAAGCTGACTATGCAATCCAGCATTTAAGTCAATGATAGATATGACGAACGCTTCAAATTAAGCATACATATTTTTTAGAAAAGAGGACTTTAAGATGGAAAAGAAAAAACTCAGCAAATTATTACTTGTATCACTTATTATCGGTGTAGCTTATCTGATATACAGCATTACATATTGGACGGGAGCAGCCGGAAGCGGCGCAGACACAGCCGAGCAAATCGGATCTGGTATTGCCATTGTGCTTGTCATGCCACACTTAATTTGTACCGCTCTTGCAGTTATCTTTAATGCACTCGGACTGTTCATGAAAAAACGTGGTTTCGCTTTAACAGGTGCTATTCTTTACACTGTAGCACTCATTCTGTTCCCGATGTATTTTATGTTCGTTATTATCGAAATGATTCTGTCATACGTAGGATTTGCTAAAATGAAAAAGGATTAACTTTACTCTCCCCGGCTTCGACCGGGGAACACATTGAAAATTTTATAGCACTTAATTATGCTTTTTTAACACTTGAATACTTGACAAGATTTCTGCATATGATATAATGCTAAGTGAATTAGTGAATGACTGGTGTCCGGTCGCAGATAGAGTCTTGGAATTGTATTCCAAGACTCTTTTTGCATTTATAGGAGAAACTCTATGGATGAAATTAAATACACTACTCCAAGTGAACAAATAGAAAAACTAAAATCGCAAAACATGATTATTCACAATGAGATATACGCTAAGGAACAATTGCGACAATGTGGATATTCGAATCTTATCAAAAGTTACCGAGAACCTTATACTCTCATTTCGAACGAAAAAAAAGTATATCGATCTGGAATCTCTTTTGAGCAAATACAATCATTATACACTTTAGATAAAAATTTACGTAATGCAGTTATGGGGGCAATGCTTGATTTAGAGGAACATATAAAAGAAGCTGCTGCAGATGTTGTAGCTTCTTCCTTTGGAATCCATCAGAATGACTATTTACAGTTTAAAAACTATAGAGATAAATCTAAACGTAAAAGTCGTTTCAATCTTTCTGGAATTTTGGAAACTATGAGAAAAACCCTCCAAACAGATAAAAATCCTATTGCTCATTATTCTACTGTTTATGGTATTGTTCCTCCGTGGATACTTTTTAAAAGCATTTATTTTAGCACAATAGTAAATTTTATCCACCAATTTAAACCAACTGAACAACAAAAAATGGTCCAACATTTGTATTCTGTTAATAGTCAAGAAATTCCTGATTCTGCTTTACCTAAATTAATGACAGATACTCTTTTTATCTGTTTAGAATACAGAAATTTAGCCGCCCACGGTGGACGTGTGTATAACTATGAATGCAACAGCAAATTGCGTTTTACGCACAACTTGCACGGATTCAGCCTGTTGTTGTTTTTATTAAGTTTTTTTGACTATCAGGCACCATACGAAATACTAAACAAATCTCTTACAGAAGAACTAAATCGCCATTGTAATGCGTTTCCTGAAGATATTACATATTTAGGGCAAATTTTAAATGTTAATATTACAGTAAGTGATAATGTTTGGATTACAGGTAAAAGCAAGAAATATCACAGAAATAAGCATTGTAGTGGAATTTTAAACACACAAAGTTTAGACCTCAAAGAAGCAATATCTCAAGGCTATACACCTTGCAAAAAATGTTGTAAATAATAAAAACCGCCCCTGTGCTGCTAACACAGAGACGGCTCTACATCCGGAGATGTACGTATATTTTTCGTGCAAGAATATTGTATCATCTTCGGACAGCCATCGCAAGCGGAACCTTTGTTCCTGCCGGCTGTTATTTTTATACTCATTTTTAAGGAGATGGTAAAATGCCGAAGAAAAAAAGAAAGAAATACCCAAAACTCCCTTCCGGATTTGGTACTATCCGATACCTGGGATCTGGCAGGCGAAACTGCTACGCTGTCCACCCTCCTGCTGTTGCAGATGCTCTGGGACGCATACAGCGTCCTGCTGCCCTCTGCTATGTCGATGACTGGGTAAAAGGCTTCACGGTTCTTACAGCATATAAGGCAGGCTCCTATGCGCCAGGAATGGAAAAGGAGCTGGAAGTCAAAAATACTCTTGATGCAGATGTATTAATTCAGCGCATTGTGGCAGATTATTCTACCATTAAAGGTGTTGAGGATAAGCATCCGGAAATCCGAGAACTTACTTTTTCCGATATATACCAAAAATTTTACAGATGGAAATTTGAAGAAAATAAAACAAGAGAGTTTTCCGATGGGCTGCGCAGAGGTCTGCAGGCAGCATATAAGAAATGTGAGCCTCTTCACAATCGTATTTTTACAGATTTAAAGTACCGCGATTTCCAAAGTACAGTAGATACGAAAGCTGAAAGATACGGCAGCGCAAACTGGATGGTCACTCTCATGAAGCAAATGAGTAAGTTTGCTGTAATGTATGAATACATAGAGGAAGATAAAACAGTCCACTTGAAAGCAAACCGTCCAGATGACAGTGAACATGGCGTGCCTTTCAGCGAAGAAGAATTAAAAATTTTATGGGAAAACAAAGCGCATCCTGTAGCAGAATTTCTTCTGATTATGTGCTATTCCGGTTATCGTATCAAGGCATATCGAACCATGCAGGTTTTTCTTGAAGAAAAGTATTTTCTCGGAGGAGTAAAAACAGAATCCGGAAAAAACAGAATGGTTCCCATTCATTCTGGAATACAGGAACTTGTAGAGAGGCGATTAAAAAGAGATGAGGGATTATTGACTACCACAGAAGATACTTTCCGCAAACACCTGTATCCTTTTCTTTCCAGTGTAGGAATCGAAAGACATACTCCGCATGACTGCAGACATACCTTTTCTATGCTCTGCGAAAAGTATCAGGTAAATGAAAACGACAGAAAACGTCTTCTCGGTCACTCTTTCGGGAATGATTTGACAAATGCCGTTTACGGACACCGTTCCCTTGAAGATTTAAGAACCGAGATTGAAAAAATACAGCTTCCGGATTTGTGA